TTACAACATCAAAGTCTTGCGCATTCGGGTCAGCATGCGTGTTTTGCACTTGCTGTCCTTCTCCGATTCGAGCGCGGCGATCACGATCCAACGGTCTACGTCTTCGCCGAGTTGCTCCGCGAGCGCGCCGGCTACGGCTGGACTCAGGTGACCTCTGTACTTCGCGGTGTAGAGCGCTCGGTGCGTCAGGCCCAAGGTGCGAGCCCATGCCGACAGGTCTTGCTTCGCTGTCGCGGCGTCTAGCAGATTCATTGTCGTTTGCATATCAGTAAATTCCTCGCGTTGTATAACGGTTACACAGAGTGAAGAAAGTGTAGCCATCGCTTGTTATACCAAGTGGAGAACCTTACGCTCCGCAACGCTATTCACCTTGAGTAGCGTTCAACAGGAGCCACCATGATCAAAGTTTCCGTCACCAGCACCACCGTCCGGCGCATGCAGGGCAACTCGAAGACCACCGGCAAGCCGTACGACATGGCTTTCCAAGACGTCTGGATGTTCCTCAGCGACCGCGACGGCACGCCCGATCCCCACCCGACCAAGGTGGAAGTTTCGTTGCCCAAGGACAAGGACGGCGCCGCGCTGTTCTACGCCCCCGGCGACTACCTCCTGCACCCCTCCAGCATCTACGTCGACAGCAAGGGCCGCCTCTCGGTGGCTCCGAGGCTGGCTAAGGCCGTCGCGCCGGCTCCCAAGTCGTCGAGCTGAAGGGGTGCACCATGCATTCGCGTGAAGCGATGCAGGCCGCGCACCTCGCCACGCTGGAAGGTGCGCTGCTCGCTCTCCTGCGTGCCGCGCAGGAAGACGGCCTTGATGCGATCAGCGTCGAGGCATCGGCTGATGATGGTCAGGTCGTGATCGACGTGACGTACAGCGCGGCCGGCGTGCCGCTCTCGGGCGAGTCGCTGTGAAGCCGTTCGTCATCTTCATGGCGCTCTGCTATGCGGCGCTGAGTTTCGTGGCGTTCGTCAACTGGCTCTTATTTGAGGGGCCGCTGCGATGAGCGCCTACGCCCGCAACTTCCTCCGCCTTCGCTACTGGCTCGAAGGTCTCGACGGCGGCGAAGCTCGTTCGCTGTCGCCGTACGAACAACGCCTGTGGGACTCGCTCCGCGCGCAGGCATCGCACCTGGTCGAAGCATGACGCGCTCAAGCCGTCGCCGTCTCTTCATCAAGCTGCTCGCCATGGGCATGCGCTTCGGTTTCGGCCTGGGCGCGTTGTCGGCGTCGTTCGTCGCGCTGCTCGTGGTGCGCCTGCTCGGACTCGCGTGACTATGCATTACGCCTCCCACGTTGACCTCGCAGCCGCGCGCGTGGTCCGTTCGCCCGAGTGGATCGCCGCGCGCGATGCGAACCTGGCTGCGGTGCTGGAGCGCTCGGCGCGTGCTCCGGAAGCGCGCGCAGCGCGCGGGCTTGTCTCAGAATCAACAAGTGGTTTTGCCTTGAAGCCTTCCCTTCCGACGGTGATGGTTTGGGCAGAGCACTGCATCAAGATCGACCGCGCGCAAGCGCGAGTCACCCGCCTTCGCAAGGCCGTAGGCGTCGGCGCGAAATGCCTCCTGAACCTCGGTGACGGCGTTGGCGATAACAACGTCATGGTGACCCTAACGTACAGGGGCACCAATGCCGACTGGCGCCCGCGCCACATCTCCGACTACCTGCGCAAGGTCCGCGCGTGGTTCAAGGACCGCTGCCCTGGCCGGCGCCTGAAGTACGTGTGGGTCGGCGAGCTGCAGGACGGCAAGCGTCGCGAGGACGGTCAAGGCCGGGGCGTCATCCACTACCACGCCATTTTTTTCCTGCCTCTCGGCGTGTCCATGCCCATGGCAGACAAGCGCGGCTGGTGGACGCACGGTTTCACCAACACCGAGAAGGGCCGCGCACCCGTGGCCTACCTCATGAGCTACGCCAAGAAGGCGGACAGCAAGAACGTAGGAGGGTTTCCCCGTGGGGCACGCATTCACGGCGTCGGAGGGCTTTGCTCTGTTGGCGCTGCTATTCGTCGCTGGGCTCTTTGGCCTGCGTATGTGCAGGGCAATGCTGCGATCACCGACCGCTTCAGACCTGCGAAGGGAGGCGGCTATCGCAATGACCAGACCGGAGAGCTTCTGCTCTCTGAGTTCGCACCAACAGGCGGCGGTTTTCAGAGCTTTATCCGAGTGCGGACCACTCCGCGCCGCATCGACCCATCAGGGCCTTTCTCGTGGCTCCCAGAACACACGAACACAGCCGACGCCGGTCCGGCTGCGTACCTCCATTAACGACCGGCATTCAAGGAGTTCAAATTGAACAAGTTCGCACGTCTCTCGTTCCGTCCCGCCGCTGTCGGCGCTGCTCTGCTGGCTCTGGGTGCTGGTGCACATGCTGCGCTGCCCGAGGGCGCGGCCGAGGCCATCAACACCTACAAGACCGACGTGGTGGCCGCCATCGGCCTCGTGATCGCGGCCGGCATCGCGGTGTACGCCGTGAAGAAGCTCGGCCAGAAGATGGGCTGGCTGTAAGCCCATAGGAGCGGGCATGGCCTCACAGACCATCGAATGCGGCGCTGCGTGCACGGTGACCGTGCAGCTCGCGCCCGCTCCGCCAACCACCGACAACGTGGCCGATATCGGCCTCGTGTTCGGCCTGCTCCTCGGTGCTGCCATCGTCGTTTACTGCGGACGGCAGTTCCTCAAGTTCTTCGAGGCCACACCTCATGACTAGGGTTCTCTATGCCTTCCTCCATCGAACTCATGCTCGCGCTTGGCTGTGTGCTCTTGCTCTGGGTTGCTTTTGGCTGAATGCTGGGGCCGTCAACAAGTACAACATCGGCCGCGCGCAGCAGCAGTCGAACGGCCGGAGCACCACCATCGGCCCTGTCACCAACAGCGGCGGCAGCACCATCCCCGTATCCCCCAACATGGGCGGCTGGACGCAGGCGGGCAACTACGGTGTGCCCCCCGGAGCGACCGGCACCACGATGCAGCTCGGCCAGAATGGCGAGGCCTACATCGCGGGGCAGAAGTACCCGTTTCAAGCGGGCTACCAGCAGCCGAAGTCGTCTTGGGTGATGCCCGCGCTCGGGGCGGCCGCAGCCATTGGGTGCACGTTCGCAACTGGTGGGGTTGCCACAGTGGCGTGTCTCGGGCTCCCCGTGGCGCTGCCCTACCTGTACGACTGGATCACTCGGTCCGGCGGGCGCATCAACCCAGAGACCGGCGCGCTGGAGCGGCAGGACTTGACCGCCTGCACGGTTGGGCCCTGCTATGAGTTCAAGGACGCTTCCGGTGCGTGGACCCGCGACGGTGAGTACGCCTGTGACAGCTTCTACACCGCGTACGGCCCCAACCTTGTCTACTTCTCCGATAACGGTCTTTGCCGCGCCGCGAGCAACGGGCAGGTTGATCGCTCGCTTGAGCGACGTGATGCACCGCCGCTGTCTCCGACGTGGTACCCGTCCTCAATGGACGATATCGCGCCCTACATGCGAGACGTGATACCTGATGGCCGGGTCTGGGGCGAAGCCATCGAGAAGGGGGCAGAGTTCCCGCTGCCCGCGCCGACCGTGACAGGGCCGACGCAGATTCAAGGTCCCGAGAAGACCACGACCAACCCGGATGGTTCACGCACGGTGGAGCGCACTACGTACAACTTCCAGACCTCCGGCAACACCATCACGAACGTGTCGAACGTCACGAACAACACGACGTACAACACCGACAACAGCGTCCGCAGCACCAGCAGCACGACGGAGACGCCGACAGAAGAGTCCGCCGACAAAGAGGATGAGTGTGCGAAACGGCCGAACTCCGTTGGCTGCGCCGACTTGGACACGCCAACCGGCCAAGTTCCCAAGGAGACGAAGACCATCACCTACGCCGAGGAGTCGGTGTTTGGCGGTGGCAGTTGCCCGAGCGATAAGGATTGGTCAAGTGGCACGCTGCACGCGTCCTTCAAGCTGATCGACTGGCAGACCTTTTGCGGGTTCGCGCTCCCGGCGCGCGCTCTCGTGATTCTGCTGGCTGTGTTCGCGGCGTTCTTGATCGTCATGCCGGGCAAGGAGGTGCGCACATGAAGCTCGGCGTGTGGCTGCTGGCGATGATGGAACCGCTGATTGCGAAGGTGCTCGCCACTCTCGGGTTCAGTGTGATCACCATCGTGGGCATGGAGTCCGTCGTAGCGCAACTGAAGGCGCAGATAGTTGCGCAGATGGGTGCGCTGCCGGTGGACGTTCTCAATTTCGCGCTGTTCATGGGGATCGGCAAGGCAATCGGCATCATCTTCGGCGCGTGCACGACGAAGCTGTTGCTGTGGTCGATCCAGAACGCGACGAGCATTCTTGGAAAGAGCAACGGCTGATGTTGACCGTATGGACCGGCCTGCCGGGGTCGGGCAAAACCTCCGGCGTGATCGAGAAGGTGTTGATGCCACTGGCCGCGAAGGGGTGGATCGAGCATGCGGTGGACGCAGAGGGCAACGCGGTGGAGGTCAAGCGTAAGCTGTTCACCAATATCAACGGGCTCCTCCTGGAACACGAGAAGATCGACGCGGACGATTTGAACCGGTGGCAGGAGTGGGTGAAGCCCGGTGACTTGATCGTGTTCGACGAAGTTCAGAAGCCATGGCCGTTGACCGGTGCGAACAAGGAACAGCCGAAGTGCATCACCGAGCTGGAGACGCATCGCCATTACGGCATCGACATGCACCTGCTGACACAGCATCCGATGTTGATCAACGCGGCCATCGTCCGTCTGGCTGGGCAGCACTTCCACATCCGGAAGCTCGGCAACTCTCGGTACGCCACGATCTACGAATGGGACGGCGTGAGCCGTACGCTTCTCTACAAGAACTCGTTCTCGAAGAAGCCGTGGCGCCGCTCGAAGAAGGCCGAGGAGGTCTACCGCTCCAGCTCGCTGCACACGAAGCAGAAGCGATCACTGCCCACGGTCATTTTCGGCATCTTGATTGCCGTCGTGATGCTCGGCTTCCTCGGCCCGACGGTCTACGGCCGGTTGCACGAGCGATTCAACCCGAAGCCCGTAGAGGCCGCGAAGACTGAAAGTAAGGGGGAGGCCCCGGTGCAGGTCGTTGCGGCTGCTGCTGGCCCCGCAAGCCCCGTTCCTGCGCCTTTGGTTGGTGCAGCGGCCTCGCCGGTGTTTGCTGGATGCGCGCGTATCCGGGAACGGTGCCAGTGCTTCGATGAGAAGGGCAAGCCCTTTGAGAAGGAGAAGCTGTTCTGCGAGGACATGACGCGGGTGGCCGTGGGCATGGGCGCCGTGCTCGATCATCTGCGCGACGATGGCGCGGAACATCGCGAGAGGCTTGCACGTCTTTCGTGGGCCAACAACGACCGCGAGGTTTTGACGTACATGGGCCAAAGGGCAACCGTGCAGGCACAGGCCGCTGTGGAACCGTCACAAGCGAAGGTGCGCTAG